GAAACATCCAAGTCTCTGCGTGGGATTGCGTGTGTTACACCAGTAGAATCGATCTTTTTAGCTGCAAGCATATCATCCCAATCATATGCTTCTGACCTACGATTATCTACAGGGGTGGGTGGTGCCGAATCTGTTCCACCAGTAGTACCAGTAGCAAATTCTGAGGGCCGACCAACGAAAAGGTAGTAATTGGTTGCAGCCGCCTCTGAGAATGACTCTTTGAATTGTTCGGCATTATGAAATCTGAATTTTGAAGTAATAATCGCTGCCATTTTGAAATCCTTTGTTTAAATCTTGTTAAAATATTTATAAGAGTTATACAACTCTATTATGATGTTATCAATCTAATATACGATGGTGGTGGAACATTCCAGATCTTTCTTGACTCTAATGGTATCATATTTCCAACAGCATCTTCATATGCCTCATAAGAACCATCTTCCATTAGGATACAATCTACATCATCTCCATTATTTTCCATATCTGGTGTTCCAGATTCACCTACAGACCTTAATGCTCTTACCATATCTATTATTCGTACATCTGCAAAATCTGAAATCCTCATATGAACATCTGATTCATGTGCGCCAATCTGAATATTAGTATATTCCATAGTAGTATCATATACACCAGCTGATCCTGCATCTACATTGTCTGTTCCTGTTTCTGGTGAACCCCTTCTTATAATATTAGGATATGCATATGAAATATTATTCATCCTTGAAGGAGTAGTGTCTGTAATTGCTGGTGCTGCCCACATATACTTGGTTGCATTTGATTGTCTTGGGCCAAGACCATATCTATTTTTCTGTAGACTTGCCCATCCTCCATAAATTGGAAAGATGTCAATGTCCTTATGGGATCTCATTGTCAGATCCCTTGTTGAATTATCAAACGGTGATATTAATAGTACACTTGCAGCTGCACCTAATACTGCTGGAGTTGTGAGTCCAGACCCAACCGTAATTTTAAATTGATCTACTGATATAGGAGTAAGAGTAAGAGTTACAGAACCAGATGCTGTAGCTGCATGAGTCAATGCAATCGTACCATTATTACTAGACCCTGCTTGAGTAATAGAATTTACTCTAGTAACATCTGCTGGAATTCCTGTTCCAGTAATACTATGAAGTGTTGTTGCATTTATATTTGTTGTGGTAATATTAGTAACTGATTTAGAACCACTTGTTGTAGTTCCTGTAAGAGTTAGCTGTCCAGAAATTGTTTCATAGGTTCCATTATATCCAGCAGTTGTTACACCTGTAAGTTGAACTAATTCTCCTACTTCAACTCCATGAGGCCCCTTAGTCTCAACAGTTGCAATAGTACCTATTCTTGTAACTGAATCTATGTCTATGGTTAGTGGTGTTTTGTGTCCAACATGATAACCACGTTTCAAAGTTCCTGCTACATGATCCGTAGTACCCTTTATTTCAGTTTCACCTAGTAGAGTAGTACCATCATCTGCTGTTCCAAGTCTCCTACCGAATACTGTAGTAAGAACAGCTTCAAAGAGACTTGCAAGTTCTGGTGTTCCAGTAGTAATACCTGAAACTGGTACAGTCATTTCCATTGAAACTTGATTGGTAAGACTTACCTCACCAAACATTGCGAAACCAGCTGGGTGAACTGATTTCTTAATCTCATTTCTCCAATCCTTAATTGCAGCACCAACACGAACCACATACGAAAAATCTTGATAATAGTATGAGTCTTGAATCTTCATTAAAGATTCACTAATCTTACCTTTATCATTATTGAAAGCTCCAGCAGTTGTACCGACAGTTCCGATTGTAGAAGTCAATGTTGCTTGAGATGTTTCTGCTACTACTGCATAATTAGTTGCAACTCCTCTTGTAAAAACTTCTCCTTTCGCATATGTTCCAGTAGTAATTTTAATCGTAAGAATTTGGCGTAAATTATCCCATGCAGTTATTACACCAACAGCATTTGAAGTCTGACCTGTTATGGTATCACCAACAGCAAAAGCATTGGCGACTGAAACATCAGTAGGTTCTGCTAATGCTGTATTTCTAGTAACAAGAAGTTTTACAGGAACGGTAACAGTTGGTGCAGTAGCATATCCAGTACCAAATTGAGAAACCTCTACCCCTGTAACTGAACCGATTCCAGAAGTTGACCATGCAACAAAAGTAGCATTGGAACCAAGAGTTGTTACGTTATCCGTAACCATTGTAGCCCCACTAGTACCTCCTGTGATAGTAGAACTAGTAGTAAAAGTACCAGATGGGCTCGCAATATTCATAACGCCTGGTGTCACAGTTGCAATAATTCCTGTTACACCACCAGTTTGAGTAACGGTTTCTCCAGCAAGAAAATCACCAGAAGTAGAAAGAGCATATCTATCCCATGTTATTCTAAATTTAGTAGGTATAACTGTTGGGATTTTTTCATAACCAGAACCTTTACTGTTCATTATAATATTAACAATCTCATCTTTTTCAGCTTCAATGCCTGTGTAATATCCATATGCATCATCATGCGGCCCATCATCTCCTTGAGTATCTAAATTTGCAAAAGTATCTGTTTCAAATTGTATCTGAGCTCCTGTATATGCATCTGTTGCTTCTGTAGCGGCTTCAAATGTAATATGATCTGTAACTGCCATACCATATGCAGCAACATCCCCAGCCTCTGGTGCGATTGCTCCACCTATATTAGAAACTTGTGCTGAAGCACCTGAACCTTCTGTATTAGTATTATTAAAATATAATTTATCACCTATTGCATAACCTGTGCCTGGATTGTCGATTGCAATTTGATCCACTTCACCAGAACCCACATCCACGATAGTAATTACTGCATCCTTACCAGTTCCACTTGTAACTGTAACAGCATCATCAATAGTATATGCAGCCGCTCCAGAAGTTACAGAAGCTCCAGTAAGTATAGATTGAATGGTTCCAGAAATTGCTACATCAGCATTAGTATTATCAACTCCTGTAACTTCAGCACCTTTAATAAATGTACCAATTATAGAATCTACATTTAATACTAATTGATAAACTGTTGTCTCACCTTCTTGTAATTGAAGTATTGATTCTACAGTAGCTGTTGCTGTTGTTGCATCTAATGCTGGGTTTATTGTTTGGGTGACAGTTTGACCAACTAAGTTGTTTGGAGAATTTGCAGTTGCAACAACTCTGATGACTGTATCCGTTGACCAATCACCAGCTGAGATTTTAAGAAGATTGTCTGTAGGAAAAAAGAGTTCTGGTGTTTCACCGAACATTAATCTGAAGAATATTTCATGACCCTTCTTTGAACCTTTTGCTCGGTACAAGTCACGGATACTCTTTACTAATTTTCTTTTGGAAACTCCTGTCGCTAAGGTATTTGGAACAGCAGTAAGATAGGTATTTCGGAATTGGTCAAAGAAATCAGTAATGGTTTTATCAATATCAACATACTCTAAGAGTTGTTGAATATTCTGTACTGGATTTCCTTGATACTTGGAAATGGTTGCAGTTGCATCTGAAGTTCCACCAACAATTACTTCACCTACTTGCAGGAATCTATTTGTTTCAACATAAAGAAAACCACTTACATTATCTTCAGCAAGAATTTCAGCAACAGCCCCAGAGGTTTGACCAGTAACAGTCTCCCCCTTTATAAACGCACCATACTGAGAATCTTCAAAAACAAACTTAGTTCCATCCTCATTGAGCATGAAATTCTCTGTCAGTTTATTTTCTAAAAGTACTTGGTCTGAGAGTTGAACATTAGTGAGGGTAATCTTTGAGGCCTCCATGAACTGATAATACAGTCTCAGGAAGTCCACAAAGACAGGGTGATCTGCCTTTACGAATTCAGGAAATTTATCTTCTATAAAAGATGAAATTTTTTCATCTAAAAACGTAGTCGCCATATTACGATGTGGTGTAATTACTTCCTACAGAAGCAGTTGAACTAGATGTAGAATATCCTACACCAGCAGTTGCACTACCAGCGGCAAACTCATCAACCTCAGCAGTCACCGTTGTAGCAACAGTATCTATTTCAATAACTTGTTGTCTTACAGGAATGATGTCATTAGAATCTGGCTTGATAGTTACATCTATTGTATTATTAGTATTAGTTGTAGAAGTAATATTGAATGAGGTTAAAACTATTTCACCTGTATTATAATTAATAGTTCCAGCTTCTGCATTGGTAATAGTCTTGGTAGTTCCACCTAAAAGATAAAAGGTTCTAATATTACCATTACCATCATCATCAATAAATTGTTCATTGGTATTTCCAGACAAATAGAATCCAGAAGATTCTACTACTGTTTGGGCCCACCCTATAGCTGGATGATAGGCAGCGTTATTGTAGGCAATAGTATACTTTGTTGCAGCAGTCAAAGTTGGTGTAATAATTCTTTTCAACTTCATTGTTGCTGTACTGGATAATATAGAAGGATCTGAATCATCAATACTTCTTAAAAGATTGGAATGCCTGAATACACTATCGAACTTCTGTAGGTTGTTTGTGTTGAATGAGCTTACGGCAGTTTCAACCAAAGCTTTAATATCTGATTTGGATTTTTCTGTCAAGGTAGTATTATATTTAGCGGTTATACCCATAACCAAATACAAGACTTCTGGATCTACTATTACTGGTACTATTGATGCTACATTGTAATTTTTCAAACTATCAATAATTGAATTTTTAGTTGTAGTGGTTAGGGTTGATCCAGTATTGGGGTTAATGGCAATATATACTCTTCCATAAATTGGTGGATCATTATCTTCACCACCCCAACATTGAATAGACTTGATGTTGGAATATACTGAAGGAACTATAGATTTGTAATCATCTGGTGTCACAGCTCTTCCCTGTGATGCATATTTCAATGGCGCATTAAACTTAATAGAGTCAACTGTTTCAGCATCACCTCCACCAGAAGAACTAGCTGATGCTAATGCCGTGACATTAGAATATCCACCAACTGTTGAGGCTGGGGTAAATGCACTTGCACCATCAGCAGTACTTCCACTAGTTACAACATAATCTAGAATAACAATATTACCATCAATAGGTTTCTTACCTACAACACCATCACCAAAATATACTTCATATCTTCCTTCTTCTATTTCTTGTAAAAAGTATTTTAGGGAAGTTGAATTAAGAGTTGCATAGTCTGTATTCAATGTATAAACTTCTGTAGTAATGTCACTAGATGATGTTTGTACGGATACAACTACAGTACTAGTATCAACAGTCGCAGATGGTATCACAAATTGTTGTTCTAAGTTTGAAGAATTTACAGTATAGGTGTATCTAACTCTTGTTCCCTCATAAATTGAAATATCACTAAACACAAATGTACCATTAGTAGAAGTAGCAGTATGATCTCCAATCGTTACAAATTGATAACTTACATCATTAACTGAAGTGGTAAAAACTGTCCCTGCTGCCATAACTAAAGATGCCTGAGAAGTTGGAACACCAGTAACAGTAATATCTACAATCGCAGTTGATGCTTTTGCTGATGAGGGTAAGTAACCTAATGCCTTTGCATGAGAAACGGCACTCGCTCTAGTTAATGCAGTATCGATGAACATTTCATTCGCAAGCATATTTGCATGAAACGCTAAGTAGTGAGTATTGTATGCCAAGAGATCCATTAGAACCGACATACCAGACCCTTCAAAATTATAATCTGAAAATTGTGTTTGTTGTGAAAGAAATGATTTGAAATTATCTTTAACCGTATCAAAATCTAAATCAGTAATTTCTATTCTTCCTTTTGAATTTGTAGCCATATTATCGTACCGTTTCTAAAACTGTTTGAAATTCTTGGAGTTCTGCTGGGAGATTTTCAATATAAAAATAAATTCTAACATCATACTTATTTTGATCTGATAGGGGATAACATTCTACAGTCTCTACCTTAGCTCTAGGTTCAAAATTAGCTATCAATTCTTCTATTGCTCGAGATAATTGATTGCCAGTAATTGGCCCAAAGTTTTGAAAAAGTATATTTTGTATATTAGAACCAATCTCTGGATGGAATGGTCTGTCATAATGATTAGTTAATAGTAAATTACGAACAGACCTTTTTACAGCATTAACATCAGTAACCATAGTTACATCTCCTGTAACTGGATTTGCAGTAAAGTTCAAGTTCAAATCTTTGTAGACTCGACTTGACCTTTTCTCATTCTGTCTTGATGCATCCCATGGCATTATGGTGTTACTCCATTAGTATTTAAATCTTGTGATTCCTTATGTTCAGGATCATCCTTGTCTTTGAACCAATAATCAGCCGTCTTAGTTAGAATAGCCACGTAGCTACCTACCAAAATATTTACGATGTCCCTATACGTTTCACCAACTGTAGCAAAAAATA